TAGGTGATATTGTCTCAAATTCAAAACCATAAATGTATGCTTTACCAGGAGAGATAACAACATCCATATTTGCTGTATTAGAAGAATTCGTATCTAAAGATATTTTAAATGGTCGAACTGTATAATTTCCAGATTCATCATACGTTCTTCTTGCTAGTGTTTCTTCTAAAACTGAGTAAATTGGAAAACGATAATTTCTGGTTAATTCTCCATTCTCAACTCGTGCTAACTCAATAAACTGAACGGTGTCTGTTGATGTTAATGATCTTGTAGATAAAATCATATCTAACTTAAATCTATCAGCGCCTGGGGCTTGATAATTTGAAGCATCTTGTGCTGGATCTAACAATGTGGTGTCAGATGTAGGTGAAATTGTTGATTCAGTTACTTCAAAACCAATTTTCGCATTAGCTGTCGTATTACTATACTTTGATGTAGCGATAGTTTGTTTATCTGTTTTTACAAAATAGCCATCATAATAAAACACACCCTCATCGATAGAAAATACTTGACCTGTTCCTACACCAGATGTAGAAATGTTAGCAAGATATGGTGTAGATTCATTTGTATAAATTGTTGAACCGCTCGTAAAAACATCACCGTAAATTTGACGAACCATCAATGTTTTTGGATCACCAGTTCCTTCATCAGCTTCATATACTTTTAAAACTTCAGCTCTTTTTGTTGGTGATGTTGTGCTATCAACAATTGTTGTTCCAATAAAATTATTTGCAACAATGTCTGTTCCAGAATATGTGGTATCTAATTTTAGATATGTAACATCTTGTAAAAATGTAGCACCACCTGTTACGACAGAACCATTTTTGAATACATGATTACCAAATCGTTCAATTTGTTTTTGAAGAATTGTTTGCGCTTGCGTTAATTCACGAGCCTGAACAGCGAAGCCAGGTTTGAATAGCATTCGAAGAAACTTTTTGTCTTCATCAAAGTCATCATAATAGGGGTTTACATTAAAATTGATATCAATAGTCATAGTTGTCTCTAAAATTTAATAACGAACTTCAGATTTTCTGCTTGTCCGTCTGTTCTGTCTATTTTTTGTATGTTTTCTACAAACAATATTCCGCCTGTATATGGTTCAAATTCTGGATTAGCTGTTGTTACAACAATTCGTCCAGTTGGGTTAGTAATTGTTCCTTTTAAAGGAACGCCATTTGTTGGTGTGCCTTTAACTTTTGTCAGTTTTACTTCAGTTGAAGTTTGGTCATTTACATAACCAAAGAAAGAAGCTGTATTTACTGATGGTCCTTGATAGACTAATTCGTCTAATGTGTATTGATCACCAGTAATTAGTGTCACGTCTGTTGTTTGTGATATAACACTATTCGCTGTAGCAGTATTTGCTGCTGTATTTGATCCATATTTATGTGGATTCCGTAGAAGGCCATACTGTCTTATTGAAGTATTTGTGGATATTACACCACTTTCTGAACTATCAACTTCACCAACACGCATTGAGATCATAACATTTGTAGCGCCCAATTCTCTTGCTGGGTTATATCCGTGACCCCACTTAGGCGGAAGAATGGCACGAGCATTTGCTCCAGTTCCTGTTCCGTATATTGATATGTTTGCATATGAATAATCGATACCTGGAGTTGTTAATAATATTTTACTAATTGTTCCGTTTGCCAAAGTTGCATCAGCGGTTGCCTGAGACCCATCACCATCAATATAAACTCGTGTAATGAGTGATAATGTGTTACCTGTTCCACCACCATTAGCTGATGTTGAATTTGAAATTGTTATTTTTGAGTTTGGAGTATCTACATTTGAAATTCTTGTTAAAGATGGTATACCTGTTCCGGTCACCGTCATATTAGCTGCAACGTTTGTTGTGTTTGACAATTGTAATATTGTGCAACCAGAGGTGAACGCAGAAACAGAAACATTACTTTCTACATATCCAGAACCAGCATTTGTTACAAGAATATGGACCAATTCACCATCAACAACTGTTGTATCAGATACATCATAGTCAAGTGCTGATGTTGATGTTGGTGCTGGAATCCATGTATTAGATAAAAATCTATTTGTCGGCTTAATGTTATACATGTATTTCCAAATATAACCATCAGCGGTATTAATTACACCATTAGCACTTAAATTTTGACCGGTTGGTTCTGAAACAGAATTAGCTGAAGAATTATTTGACAAACATTTGTATACATTATTTTCAGAATTTAAAGCATATAACCCTTTTAAATTCTGTTGTGTATTTGCTATTAACAATTCATCTTGTGTGATAGTATCATCATATTCTCTATATTTTGAATTTGCTGTCCATGTGACTTTAGGAATAACCAGTTCAACTTCAGAACCTGTTATTTTTTTAGCTGCATACATGTTATCCCATACAGATTTTTCATCGTAATTTGTATCAGAAATTGTATCTGGACTATCTTCATTTGGCCATGATGTGTTTTTTCCAATAAACACATAACCAACGGTCGCTGGTTCCGGCTCAAAGAAAGATTCTTTAAATTGTTCTGCGGTATGAAACGCTAGTTTTTTAGATGTTGATGCTGGCATAGTCTTTATTTATATCGGTTTACCATGAATCTGTCACGGCAAAACGAACCCATATGTTAGTTGATCCATCATAATCAGCGATTGCAATGTAAATATAATCATTTGCTAAAGCCACCTGATTAGCGTTGTCTCCATCAGCGCCTATTGGTGTCGATGGTGTATTTGCAACCACTTGAAGTGTATCTTCATTTAACGCATTTGCTAATGTTGTTGTGGAGTTTGCTTGATTAAAAGCTGCTTGAACATAATCGTAAGTTGTTTTTACTGAATTTGGCGCAGCTGCATTTGAAGTTGATGTTGAAATAACACTATCTTCAATTAATAAAACACCAGTTTCTGTTGTTGATGCTGATCTTATATTTGTATTAGTTACTGAACTTACTCGACCGTTTGCTTCTAAATGAACAACAGGAATAATAATTTCACTACCATAATCACCTGCACTAATTGAAACATTTGTAACATCTGTGTTTGCTACACCAGCTGTTCCATTTGCTAAGTCAAAAGCACCATTAGCGTGAGCTCGAGCATAAGGATCAACCTGTGTATCACTCACTATTGTATTTGCATAATCATAAGCATTTTGTGCTAGTGTTGATGAAGCGTTAGCTGCATCAAATGCTCCATTAGCGTGATTATAAACAGTTGATATTGTTGTTACATTTGTGTTTGCTTGAGTAAAAGCAGCTTCAGCGTGTGTTTGTGATGTATTAGCTGCATCAAAAGCTGTGTTTGCTTGATCATAAGCACCAGCCGCAACATCATCAATAGCTGTATCTAAAACACCTAATGTAACCTGTTTCGTTGTTGGAGTTCCACTACTTTTATCAACAACAACAAATACTGTATTTGACGTATTAGCATCTGGTGATGTCAATGAAGGTAGGTCTGTAATTTTTATCGTTGCCATTTTGTTTACCCTTAAGGTTCTACTGTTATAATTAAATTATTTTCTGTTGTGATTTCATAGTCATCTTCTGTTGACACCGCATCATAGACTGTATTGACCACAACCAATTCTTGATTATTAGCACTATATATAAATGCGCTAGAAACAGTTAATTCTGTATTACTTATAATAGCATTAACCACTCGTATTTCAGAATTAACAGCAATATATGATCCAATTGTTATTAAACCATTTGTATTTGCTACTTCAAATTTTGTATTTGTTCCTATCACATAAATGCTACTGTTTACATTAACTGTTCCAGACAAAGTTTTTATTGTTGAAATTGTAGTTACTGATTCAGATTCTAATCCTGTTTCATCAATTTCATCCTGTCTGATAAGTTCAGCATAAGGCTTAAATCCAGCAGGATGTAATAGTGACTTAAATATAGTTTTATATCTATCAAACTGGATGGTTGATGATGTGAGATAAGCATAATTCACATAATAATCACGGCCTTGAAGTTTTCTATCAGCTGAAGACAATATACTATCCGATGTTGTCCATCTTCCAGGAAATATTTGAAATGTTGGAGTAAATGCCGCATTTGCTGTCGCTGTTCCATCTCCAGTTTGGGTCAAATCAACTTCAATTATTCCAGTTATTCCTCTACCAGCGTTTGTTACTGTTAATCTTTCAATTTCACCAGGTTTTCTTGTTGATGATGGTGTTATACTTTCTCCATCTCCTAAAATACCAGTAACAACTATTTCAGCGTTTGAACCATTTGCTGAAGAAACTGTCACGGTTGGTAGTTTATTTTGCGTATAACCTTGTCCGCCTAATAAATTTAAATTATGTAATCGTATATTTCTATCAGTATATGTTTGTGTCCATGATGCAGATGAAACATTTAACGATGTGTTTGAAGCAATTACGGCAACAGTTCTGGTATCATAACCAATCATAATTTCATCACCAACTCTTAATTCATCTTCAAAAGATGTATCAGTTCCAGATACCATAACATTATTGGTTGCAGTGACGTTTACTATTCCAGATATTTTACTTGGAACAAACAAAACCTCAGTAATAGCACCAGTAGCATTAACATTTCTCACTTCAGCTTCAGCGCCAATACCAAATGACATTGGTTTATTTGTGAAAACTAATTCATCAAATATTTCATAATCTTCACCGCCTGTGGTTATAGACATTTTACCTAAAGAACCAAAAGTATCAATTAGAACATCTGATGTGGATATTGTTAAATTAGCTGGAGCTGCATTTAATGTAGGTATAGTAATAACACCAACTGTTGAATTTGATATTGCTACTTCAGTTATTTCACCAATATTTGAATATGTTGCACTTCCTAAAGAGTATATAATTTTTGTGCTTGAATTTTGTGGTGAAATTGTGTTTGCTGGTAAAGCATAATCAGCTGCATCAATTGTTGTGTTCGCTGGATCGATATCATCAATTATATTTGATAACACAACGAATGTATTGGTTGTGTTTGCGCCAGTGGTGTCGATTGAAGATATGGCAAAATCAAGGGCTGTTGGATCAAAACCAACAGCAGCTATTCTTTTATTATTTACGAAGCCAGAACCACCATCATTAATTGTTGTTCTATCGATGACGCCTTTAAAAACACTAGAAACGAAAGCGCTTGGTTGAACTGTTGCGGTTGTATTAAATATAACCGGATCATTCACATTGTAGTTAGCGCCACCATTTATCAGTTCAATTGTTAAGAATGATGAAACGGTTGTCAATTCTAAATTAATCACAACATCATCAGGATTGATATATGTCAGAGCTAAAGTTTCACCAGTTTGAAATCGTCCTATAATATTAGCATTTGTTAGAAACGCTTCATTAATGAGTATGTTGTTTACATATTTTTGTGAAACTTTTTCAATAATCGCTGATGCACCAGATGTTTGGCCTGTTACTTGTCTATTCACAAGTATTTGTTCATCTATTGCTAAATATAATACTTTAACTTCAGCGCCATTAGCTGGTGCAGTATCAAAAACTAATTTTTTAGTTTCTTGTCTTACATGATAACCCGTTGTCTGTTCTACATCATTAATATAAACCACACCCCTAAAAGGAAGAACAGCCTCTGTTAGTGGACACCGACATGGGGCTAAGTAAAAGGTTTTAGTTGTACCATCTCCTGTGTATACAGAATAAATGTCATTCGATATTTTTAGTGAACTTTCAACAGACCATTTGCCGTCAGATGCTCTTAATATGTTATTTTTTGGATATTTTAATTCTAGTTCATCACCAAATAAAAATCTAAACAACAATTTAAATGAATTTTCAGCACCTTTTGCTAAGTATAGTGGCAATATATTTTTAATTAAAAATGCTTTATCAATGTCTACATTTTTTGGAAGAAAAGGAGCAAATGAATTAAAAAATTGAACCTCAAAATCATCTATTGATTGATCTACATCTGAAATATATCTTAAGTCCTTACCCTTTGTGGTTAAATCATTAAGTTGAACACCTTGCTGTGTTTCAAGATATTCATAATAGGCTTCTAAAAAAGTAATGAATAGAGGATATTCTTCCCGAATAAATTCAGGAACTTGACGATTAACTAGAATTGAGGTTCTTAAATCTGTTGTCATTTATTATTCAAAAGGAATTAGTTCGGTTACAATCGAGTTGGTATCATTTGCATCAATTGTAAATATAGTGTTTCTTGAAGCGGTTAGTATAGCTTTTTCAGATTCAACTGTAATTCTTATTAAGGAATCAGTTTGTAGATTAGAGATAACAACCAGATCATTAAGTATGATTGTTCCTGTATTATAATCAATCGTTCCAGCTGAATCATTAACAATTTGTTTTTCAGCAAGACTGTTATAATAAACAGTTCGTAAAGAACCAAATCGAGAATCTAATACAGCAACAGCGACAGCGCCATAGCCGTTTCCACCTGATATTGTAATTGTTGCTTTAGAATATCCTGTTCCTCGACTTGTTACATTGATTGATTGTATTTTTCCATTTCTTAAAACTGCTTCAGCTCTCGCTCCTATTCCATCACCAGATATTGTGACAGTTGGCGATTCTGTGTATCCAATACCAGCATTAATCACTTCAATTATTCTTACACCGGTAAACGATTCATCCACTTCTTCAACCTCAACAGTTCTTAACGTTCCACTAACATCAAATACATTAAATTGTGTTGATGTTAAACGGTTCGCTACTGTTCCGCCTCGATGTAGTTCAGCGTCAAATTCAATTGTATACGTTCTTGATGTTCCTAGTTGAGGCTCAAAACGTTTTTGGAGTAATATTGATGTATCTGAACCAATGATAGCTGATGTGTCAACATCATCAATTTGTTCTTGTAATTTTGATTGAACAAAAACACTATCAAATCGATTTAAATTGTCGTTATTATATGCAACAATAGCACTTCGAATAGCATCTTTTAATTGTAATTCAGATAAAGTGGTTTTTTCTGTGTAATATTCAACACTTGAATTAACTAAAATATAAGTAAAAACTGGATCTATAATTTCTGTATCAACAGTCACAATAGATTTTGGTTTAATAATTTCATCAATAACTCTTTGCTTTTCTGTTTCTGAAATAAAGTAATTCTCTTTTGGTTTAAGTGAAACATATACTTTACCATAAACTGGCGGATCATTTTCTTCACCACCCCATACGTTAATAGAATCGATGTTAGGATATTGATTGATGATATATGATTCATAATCTTTAGTTGTAACTAATCTATTTTGAGATGAGAATTGGGCTGATGCTGAATATTTGATGCTATCAACAGTTTCCCTCTCCGCTCCACCAGCAGCTGCACTAACTGGCGTGACAGTGAAGTTGGTAATCGATTCACCTAAAGAATCGGTAACAGATGATGTAGATATAAAATTGTTTGCTTTATTAGCAGCAGCTGCATTTGAAACAAGATAAGTTGTTGTTACAACTGCACCATCAGGAATAGATTTACCAACAGAATCATTACCAAAATATATTTGATATAATCCGTTTCTATCTTCTTGTAGAAAGTAAACTTCTGATGTTGGAGAAATATTAATTACATCGGTTACTTTTTCATATACAGTTGAATTCGTATTTGATGATGATTGTTGAACAGAAACTTTTAAAGTTGTTGTATCTATGTTTGCATCTGGTAGTGTAAATATTTGCTTTGGATTATTTGAAGCATTGTGTGCAAACGTATAGGTTACAAATTGACCTTCATATATTTCAAGGTTTTCAAATAAGTATGTTGAATTTGCTTTTGTTGCTAATGCGTCTTCTAAAACCACAAAGTTATATGATTTACCATCAATTTGATTTGACAAAAATGAATAACCAGCCGGAAGAGTTAACCGACCTAATGTAGCAGATGATGATGTTGCTTCAAGATTTATTGTAGCAATTGCTGATCTGGTTGAATATGGAATATAATTTAAAACTTTAGCATGAGAAACGGCAGAATCTCTCAATAAGGCTGTATCTAAAAACGCCTCATTGGCGACCATGTTTAGATAGTAAGCATTATAATGTGTGTTATATGCTAATATATCTAAAAGTATTGAAAGGCCTGAACCATCAAAATCATAATCTGTAAATGTGTTTTGTTGATTTAAAAAGCTCTTTAAATTGGTCTTGATGGTATCAAAATCAAGTTCCGTTATTCTTAAACGATCTGCCATTTTTATCTAATCCGTTGCAAGAAAAAGTTAATTGTTATTGGGTCAGCATTGTTGATAATGAAAAATTCCATTTCTACTTTAAATCCATTTTCATCAGGAGATGCTGATACTGTAATCTTTGAAATTCTAGCTCTAGGTTCAAAGTTTTCTATTGTTTCTTCTATTTCTCGTTCAATACGAGCCGCTGTGATTCCATCAACATTTTCAAATAATAACTTGCGAATATTACTACCTATTTCAGGCTGAAAAGGTCTTTCATAATGATTGGTTAAAACAAGATTTTTAACCGAGTTGATTACAGCATACTCATTGTTGTGAGTATTACTATCTTTTTTGATTGGATGATTATTGAAATTCAAATCCATGTCTTTAAAGGTTCTTACGTTATCTATGTTTATTGTTGCC